TATTACAACATCAAGATAATCATATTGTTATCCCGATTGATCGCCCAAAATTATATTTGGTTGCTATTCATAAAATGGGAATTGAAAACAATATTCCAGTATGCAGAAGCATCGACAAATCGCATTTCAAAGACTTTGACTTTGTCAATGTGCTAAGTGGTATTATTGATATACCTGAATTATATACTGACGCAAATAGTTATGACGATGCTATTGAAAAATACAGTAGTATTCACACAACACCCAATGATGTAGGAATTGTATTTTATCATAAAAAGATGGGTGTGCGTTCAAAAGTATTATGTGACCGTTATGAAACTATGAAAACTCTTCGTGGAAACAATCCTAATATCCAATTTCAATACATTTGTTTACGACGTACAAATAAAGTAAACGATTTTTTGAATTACTTTCCACGCTATAAAAAACTGTTCTACACATTTTATAGTCAATATAGGGATTTTATGAAAAACGTTCATAATTCATATATAAATTGTTATATCAAAAAAACAGGAAAGATTATTTCAAATAAATATATGCCACACATTTATCGCATTCATCAAGAATGCTTTGTGCCATATATGATGAAAGGTGAAAAGAAAATTATTAAAATTGATGACGTGTATAAATATTTTGATAGTAGGAATATTGGAGAAATATTATATGCTCTTAATTATGACGTTCGCAATGTAGTAGATGAAAAAAATGGAATCTAAATAAAATATGTTTGATCTCACGAATATGGAATTGAAAAATATAAAACAGATTTTTTTATATTTTTGTAATGTGAATATTTATCTTAAATCATTGAACCGTCTTTTTGAATACGTTTTCCTTCCCAATAAGCATCACATAACTTACATAATTTTTGTAGATATTCAAGAGTACATTGCTTGCTATTCTCTGTCATATTATTAATAGAACCACGAACAGCATCAATGTATTTGGCAATATCTTCACCATTTGATACACGTGTCAAATCGCTAGAATAATCTTTCTGAATGAAATAGTCCAAATCTCCTTCCATAATTTTATCTCCATAAGGAGTCATTACATACTTATTCCATACACGAATCACAATCTTTGGGTTCGCTTTCTTTATCATTTTCATAGAAGATACTGCTGTCTTAATTGTAGAATCATCATGGAAGATATTTCCGACATCATCAATAAATTGTTCGAATAATGTATTAAATCCGCGCATATACATTTGATTTTGTGACATCTTGTCTATAATCTATATTAGATTTCCTTTTTATATATTGTAACAAAAATATATTATTAAAATGTAAAATCAGGAACTGGTGGCTGTTGTGTATTTCCCAATTCCGAATTTCTCTGCATTTGTAAGTCTTCAATTGTTAAGTCACTCGAAACCTTGTTTGGTTTATATGTGTCTGGTGGGGTTTTTATAGTATTTGCATCCGACTTTACCGAAACATAATTATGCATCTGGCGCCGCTGTCCGTTACCTTTTGCGCTCAATTCATCCGGGCTCATATCAAAATACGTAAATTGCTCGGATACTATATTGTTAGGAGCTGTATTGAATGTATAACAAAATGGTTCTCCGCCACCCTGTGAAACAGCGTCATTATTTTGACGAATAATATCTGGTCTAAGATTTTCAATTATACTATCACCTAATAATATCCTAAATTTATCATTCACTAAAAGTAAAGCCGGAACTTGTCTTAAATTTGGTGGCATAATTACTTGTTTTCCATTTTCTAAAATAATAAACGTTTGATTTGTTTTATTATCAAGATAACGATTATCAATACATATAAAACTTATTTTTTCACGCAAATTCGTTTTTCCTAATGATTGTAGTATTTTTTTACAATGTTTACAATGATTGCTATAATATAATACATCCATTACTATATTATATGTTAATTGTCAAATTTTACAATTTGAACTAATTTAGAGTGTAGCTTTGCAAACATTATAGAATACACGGTATATGTAATAAGCAATAAATTGCATGAATAATACCATCGCTGTGTTTACAATATCAAACATTCTAAACCCCTTTGTAAAGAATAATCCATAGATAAAGTTAACAATTGTAATAACAATCGCTAACGCAGCTAAAAGTCCGAATACGTAGAATATGGTGCAATATTCTTCACCTAAAGGTCCCATTATTTGGTCGAGCATATTTTGCATATTATATTATAGCATTAGAATTTTTTTACATAATATAATAATCTTGTTGAACCAATAGTGCTAAAATAAAACTTCCCAATCCCATTACAAAAACGTGAATCCAATGTGGAGGACAGTTTGTAATTCCGAAATAAGAAACGAATTGACAATGGGTTTTATGTGTAAATAATCCCCAGAACAACGCATTCAATAAAAGAAACAAGACAAAAATAGATTTAAAATCCATATTATAATAAATGTATATATATATTATATTACCAATATGGATAGTGAAACAACATGGAAGATTATTGATTCAAAGTTTCGCGACAACTATCAAACATTAGTTCGTCATCATATAGAATCATATAATCACTTTTATAATGAAGAACTTATACAAATCTTCAAAGAAAAGAACCCACTTATTTTAGGCAGTAAATTTGATAAAGATTTAAATGATTATCGTGAAAAATGCATAATGTATTTTGGAGGAAAAGACGGAAATAAAATTTATTATGGAAAACCGTGTATTTACGACGATGATGACAATTTTCATCTCATGTATCCAAACGAAGCACGCTTACGTAACATGTCTTATGGCATGACAATCCATTATGATGTAGACATTGAATTTATTAGTATTCGTGATAAAATGTCTGGTGGGAGCATACCCGATGAAGATGAAACCGATGAAGTATTATTTTCTAAACAAGGTGTTCAATCCGTAGAAGATGCCCTTCAGGAAGCATTAGCATTCAAAATGTCCGGTGGCGCAAAGAAAAATAAGAAAGGCGATGATATTGAAATAACTACGAGTGAAAGTTTACAATTAAAGGAAGAATACAATACCGAAGATAACGTATTGAAGCGCACAACTACGTTAAAGCAAATGTATTTGGGCCGTTTTCCTATTATGGTCCAATCAAACTTCTGTGTATTAAATGGTTTATCAAAGACTTCGCGTTTCAATATGGGTGAATGTAGAAATGATGTTGGTGGTTATTTCATTATTGACGGAAAGGAAAAAACAATCGTATCACAAGAAAAATTCGCAGACAATGCTTTATACATCCAACACGTAAATGACGATAAATATTTATATAAGTCTGTTATTCGCTCAATATCGGAAAATGTATCCAAACCCCAACGCAGTATGTTTGTAGGTATGGTATCTCCCGGTCCTAACTATTCCAATAAAAATATTGTTATTTATATTCCTAATGTGAGAAAACCTATCCCTATGTGTATTGTATTCCGTGCGTTAGGCATAATAAGTGATAAATCCATCATCGAACATTGTCTTTTAGATATGGATAAATACTCAAATATGATTGAGTTATTTGGACCCAGTATTTATGATGCAGGTTTAATAATGACACAAACATCCGCACTGAAATATATTGCCACATTTACCAAATATAAGACAACAGAACATATATTGGAAATATTGAGTGATTACTTACTTCCTCATATTGGCGAAAATAATTTCAAAGACAAGGCACTCTTTTTAGGTCATATGATATTCCGTCTATTGCGAACATATATGGGTATTGATGAACCAACAGACCGCGATAATTTTAAATACAAACGCATTGAACTTGTTGGAACACTCATGTATGATTTGTTTAGAGAATATTATACTATCCAGTTGAGACATATTCATTTAGAATTTGAAAAACGTCTTATGTTAAATCAATCGTTATACGAAGATAACCTTGTTGGTCTTATTCACCAATTCTATCCAACCATTTTTTCTCACCGTGCTGTTGAAGATGGATTTAAAAAAGGAATGAAAGGAAACTGGGGGTCTCAAGAACATACCAAACGAATTGGTGCGGTCCAAACATTGAATTATTTGTCTCATTCAGCAATGTTAAGTCATTTACGTAAAACAAATTTACCGCTGGATTCAAGTGCCAAAGTAGTTGGCCCACGTGTATTACACGGTAGTCAATGGGGGTTCTTTGACCCGATTGATACACCTGATGGTGGGAATATTGGAATTCATAAACATATGGCAATAGGTTCATATATTACTCGTAGTATTCCTCGTGCAACTATGGTGAATTGGATCAAGACCAATACAGAATTTGAAACCTTAGAGAATTCTTTCTTAAAAGATCTTGATAAATTTACAAAAGTATTTGTTAATGGATTATGGTTGGGTACAATAAGAGAACCTTTACCCTTGGTAGAGAAAATTAAACTTTATCGCCGTAATGGATTATTACCGCCTTACATTAGTGTATCCTTCACTATCGCTACCAAGACAATTAATATATATTGTGATGGGGGACGCATATGCAGACCCATTTTTTATAAAGACGGTGATTCAATGTCTTTTGAAAAAAAACATATTTTGGATCTTATCCAAAACAATAAATTCACTTGGAATGATTTGGTTACTGGGTTCAATGAAAAAATAGTAACTACTTTTAATCCCAATGATTATAAATTATACGACTTGTTAGGGTTATATGGCGTAAATCAAGAGAACCCATCTACACTTCAAAAGTTCATTGACAATAAATCTATTATTGATTATATTGATAATAATGAAACAGATGATGCTATGATTGCTCTTAATTACGATAATTATCTAACAAATAAATCTAAATACACACATATGGAAATTCATGAATCACTTATTATGGGTGTCATGTGTAATTTAATCCCATTTCCTGAAAACAATCCAGCAACACGCAATTCGTTTTCATGCGGGCAAAGTAAGCAAGCATCGTCGCTTTTCCACACAAATTATCAAATGCGAATGGATAAAAGTGCTATAATTTTAAATAACGGTCAAATACCACTTGTTAAAACCCGGTATTTGAAATACATTAATAACGAAGAAAATGTCTATGGAGAAAATGCAATAGTTGCAATTATGGCATATACATCATATAATGTAGAAGATGCTGTTCTCATTAATGAAGGTTCTCTTGAACGCGGACTATTCCGTACTACATATTTTACAACATATGAAGTTCATGAAGAAAAAGACATTGTCAATGGAGATACAGTAATAAAATCAATCACTAATATTGAAAATGATAAAACCATTATTGGATTGAAACCCGGGTATGATTATAGCAAGCTCGACGAATATGGTGTTATCAAAGAAGGTAGTGTCATTAACGAAAAAACAATTCTTATTGGTATGGCGTCATCTAATTCGCAACAACCCGATACAAAGATTGATATG